AGATTTATGTGTAGCAATTGGCTCAAGCACGACTTCACAGCATGCTTCAGGCCAGGCTGCTGACTTTGAAATCTATGGATTGTCAAATAAAGAATTAGCAGACTATATCGCTGACAACCTAGACTTTGACCAACTTATATTAGAGTTTTGGAAACCAGAAGAACCAAATAGCGGTTGGGTCCATTGTTCTTATAAGAACGCAGATGATAATAGAAAACAATATTTGAGAGCAATTAAAGGATCAGACGGCAGAACTTCTTATCAAAAGGAGTATAGTGCAGAAAAAGGCCCTACAACAGATGATGTTAACGATTCGTTAATGAATTGAAGGTCAACCTAGTAATTAAACGCTTGACACAAGCCGATTTTTGTGTTAAGATGTAGCTATATAATAAGGAAGGTATATTATGTTTAAACATGTAAAATTAAATGAATCTGTTTTGCCTAAAAGTCTAGGCGTGAAAGGTAAGAACCAACACGGTATAAGATATTATACCATTGATGGTGTTAATATGCCTTCCGTGACTTCTATTCTTGGTGACATACCAGAAAGAAAAGCAAAAATAATGGGATGGCGTAAAGCAGTTGGCGAACAAATGGCTAACTACATCTCTGTGACCTCAACAAACAGAGGTAAATCAACCCACAAATTAATTGAGAATCATCTTAATAATGAAGATGACAAGAACGTAGGTGTAACCAACGTAGTTGCCCTAGGTCTATTCAGACTAATCAAACCATATCTAGCACGAATTGAAAATATTAATTGCCTAGAAGAATACCTATATTCAAAAGAGATAGGTGTTGCAGGTCAGGTCGATTGTGTCGCAGAGTACAAAGGTAAACTATCTATCATAGATTTTAAGACCTCTACAAAAAGACGTGACGCAGATTACAATTATGGTAACTTCTTACAATGTTCAGCATATGCTAAAATGTTTGAAGAAATGTATCCTGATAAGAAGATTGAGCAAACTGTTGTATTAGCAACGTGTGAAAGTGGTGAAGTACAAGAGTGGTTACATACCGAAGACAAGATCAAAGAACACCAAGAGCTATTCTATAAGCACACACAAGAGTTTTTAGAAAGACATAAAGAAAATTTAGTAGAAATAACTAAATAGTTATGAATGAAAAAACTATTTCTTATCCTAACTTTCTTACTAACTAGCGTAGTATTCGCCGAAGAGACAGACTCAGATATTGAAAAATATAATTTTTACTGGAATCAAGTGCCAGTTGTTTGTGCAGCTCCTGAAGAAATAGATCGTTGGGCAAGAGATAAAGGTTTTATGCCTTTGAGTATTAGTTATGGTAGAGCAAATGGTCAACCTGATGGTGAAATAGTTTATATTGTAACCTATTATATACAACAAGAAACAGCAGAAACATTTGCTACGGTAAGTACACCCACAGATCCAGATGTTTGTATAGTTTTTAGAACTTACAATCTACTTCTTAATCCTAATATTATGAAGGAAAAAGGCTTGACATTATAGCACAATCTGATATAATATATTAATAAAGTGAGGTAATTATGAGTGAAAATTTTGACCAAGATACACATGAGCATGATATGACTTATGAGAATGAGCAATCTACGGTAACAATACCATTAAGAGAATACGACAAATTAAAAGAACAAGGTCAGTACATAACAGACCCGAGTCTAATTTCTATAATAGATAAAATAGAAGAACTAACAAGAGCATTAAGAAAACACATAGTTAGAAAACTATAATGTTAATGAATAGTAAAAAGTTTGCCATGACAATAGAGGCAATGGTAAGAGAGAAAAAAATACCATATATGGATGCTGTCTTAAAATTTTGTGAAGAAAATGACATAGACACAGCAAGTGTTGGACCATTAATAAACAAATCTCTAAAAGAAAAATTACAATTAGAAGCAGAGAAGTTGAACTTGATAGAGAAGTCAAGTACAGCTATCCTACCTTTATGACAAGTTATGAAGCATACACACTATACCTTGCTATTAAGTTGCATTTTACCACACCTAATTATGACTATTTCAAACATAATGCTAAAGTAAATTCTAGTCTAAATGCTTTTCTAAAACGTAATGATAGATTTTTCTTTCATAAACTAGCAACTAAATATGGTAATAACTTAATAGATTACTATGTAAGTAATTTTGCTAACAAACCAAAAGTATGGGTAGGAGATTTAGTAAGAGCAGATGGAGACACAATTTATAACAAGTGGAAAAAATATAATGAATCTTTGTCGTACAATTTTAGAAGCGATTGCAATGTTATTGTTAATGTCATCAGCAATAATAATATTCGTTTTGATGATGTCTTCAGCGTGGTTGATGGACAACATCCTAGAATGCTACGATTATTACTATCGGGGAAAGTCTCAATTCAATCGTTCATCATCTTTGACAAGATTCTGTCGTTTGTTAATCGTTGGGATAAAGAAATCAAAGAGACTATTATATGGCCTGAAAAGTCATTTAAGATTGCCAAGTTAAGTCCTTTTGTTAAGATTAACTTAACTAAATGTAAGTTTATTATGAAAGAGGTATTTGTGTGAGTGAAGTAAAGAAGTTAACAGAGGAAGAAGTAAGAGCAGAATATAGGGAACATAGAAAAGATAAAGTGTTTGCTAAATGTTGGCCTTCAAATAATGATAGTTTTTATGAATGGTGTTCCCAATACATAGACTATCAACATATAACAAAGAAGAAAAGATGACAATTGAACCAATAAGAGAAAAATTAGACGATAAGATTGCTAAACTAAACTCAAGCAGAGTTTATAAAAAGGTTACACCAAAAGGTGATTTATCATGGTACATCAAGTGGGCAAGTAGTATAATATTAATTATTGCTATGATGTTTACAGCAGTAGAATTGTTTCCTTTAAACATGTTTATTGCTATTATAGGGTTTATAGGTTGGTTAATTGTAGGCATGTTATGGCATGACAGATCCTTAATTGTGTTAAATGCTATATCACTTGCTATCTATTCTATGGGTATATTAAATTATTATTATGGATAAAGTATTTTTAATAGGTAATGGTAAGAGTAGAAAAGATTTTGACTTGACACCATTAAAGAAATATGGTAGAGTGTACGGATGTAATGCCATATGGAGAGATGAATTAGACAAAATAGATGTATTAACAGCAGTTGACAATGGTGTAATACACGAAATATATCACAACGGCATAGCAAATAAGATACCTTGTTGGTTTAGAAACTGGACTAAAGTACCATCACCAATGTACGAGTCTTTAGTACAAGGTATGCTAGGCAAACAAGAGTTAGAAGAACTAAAAGATTATGATGTGGTTACAGAGAATGATAGAGGCACATCACAAGAGTTTGTTATGCACGGTGCTAATCTAGCAGGTCAAGTAAAGATATTAAAAAATGCTCAGAAAGAAACACCTAGAGGTGATAGAGAGATAATTAAGAAAAAGATTAATCACAGCTCGTTATATGTTTCATGGATCAAAGAACCTGACTACTCAAAAGATATTAGAGAGTGTTGGTCAGAATACAAAGACCATGGTTGGGCCTGTGGCGCTTCTGCTGGGTTTGTCGCTTGTAAGGAAGAAAAACCTACCGAAGTGTATTTGATAGGACATGATTTAGTTTCAGATGACGATAAGGTTAATAATCTATTTGCAGGTACAAAACATTATGTTGCAAAAGAAAATGGTCCCACACCTCATGTAAATTGGGTAGGGCAATGGTATGATCTATTTGCATGGAATCAGAATATCAAGTTTTTTAAAGTAAACAAAGAGGATAACGAATTACCTACTAATCAACCTATGAAAGAATGGGCAACCTGGGCAGATAAGGGTGTTATATCATATATGACACAGGCACAACTGCTTGACAAGATGAGTAAATGGTGATATAATGAGACTATGTTTGATGAAATAATATACAAAGTATTAGATAGAATACAATCCACATGTGAGTGCTTAAAAAAGTGCATAAAGGATAAGTCTCTACCAAAGGCATGTTATGATGAAAAGACTAAACAAGAAGAAGTGAAAAAATGGTCAAAGGATAGAGAAAACGATTATAAATAATACTATAATATTTAAATTAATACATACAACAATACATACAAAGGATACATACAAATGACAAGTGCATTAGAAAATCTAAAGAAGTCAAAATCTAACTTTGACATATTAACCAAACAGTTAGAAAAATCAATCGAACAACCAGAAAAGAAAAAATCATACCAAGACGATAGGTTATGGAAACCAGAACTTGATAAGTCAGGCAATGGTTATGCAGTATTAAGATTCTTACCTGCTGTAGAAGGCGAAGATATGCCATGGCAAAGAGTCTGGAATCATGCGTTTCAAGGACCAGGTGGTCAATGGTATATTGAAAATTCTTTAACAACTTTAAATCAAAAAGATCCTGTTAGTGAAGAAAACACTAGATTGTGGAATACAGGCGTAGAAGCAGACAAAGAGATTGCTAGAAAAAGAAAGAGAAAACTATCTTACTATTCTAACATCTATGTTGTCAGCGATCCTAAACATCCTGAGAACGAAGGCAAAGTATTCTTATTCAAATATGGTAAGAAAATCTTTGACAAGTTATCAGAAGCGATGAACCCTCACTTTGAAGATGAGAAGGCAGTAAACCCATTTGACTTTTGGGAAGGTGCTAACTTCAAATTAAAAATCAGAAAAGTAGATGGTTATTGGAACTATGATAAATCTGAATTTGAGCCAGTTAGTAGATTAAAACCTACCGATGAGGAGATTGACAAAATATGGAAATCTCAATACGCTCTAAAGGCCTTCGTTGATCCAAGTAATTTTAAATCTTATGATGAACTCAAAGAGAAACTGAATAAGGTTCTTACTGGAACAAGAAGTACGGAGTCCGTAGAAGACATTGACCTCCCACCTGTCAGCAATGACATACCAAAGTCTTCTAACGGTGCCGTAGAGAAAGAGGAAACGTCTAACGATGGAGATGATCTATCGTATTTTAGTAAATTAGCTGAAGACAATTCCTAATATCTATCTCTCTCACTTTCTCAAATGGGTAGCCTTCGGGCTACCCACATCACAATGAAGTTTAAAAAATTACCTAATATAGATAGACGAGCATATAAGGGCTTATTCAAGCCACTTAATCCACAAAAATACAAAGGCAACGTAAAGAACATAACCTATAGGTCTAGTTGGGAGAAAAGATTTATGGTCTATTGTGATAAGGTTAGACAGATTGTAGAATGGGGTAGTGAAGAACTTTTTATACCTTACAGAGGTGTAGATAACAGACCACATAGGTATTATCCTGACTTCTATATGAAGATCAGACAACCTAATGGCACATATAAAAAATTCATAGTAGAAATAAAACCTAAATATCAGACAAGAAAACCACAACCAGGTAAGATTAAATCAGCGTATTTTAAGAAGTCATTATTGACATATGAAACAAATAGACGTAAATGGTCAACAGCATTTGCTTTCTGTAAAAAGCATAATATGACGTTTAAAATACTCACCGAAGATCATCTAAAGACCTTTTAAATCATCATAAATAGTAGTATGGCAAGTGTATTTGACACAATCAAAATGAAGGCAGGAGATACTGACCGTTCTAATAACTGGTACAGAGGACAAGTTAAAAGAATAGCAAGTGGTACTACTGCTACAGAATTGTTTAGACAAGGTAAACTAGCAAGACGACCTAGTGTAGGTAGACTTAATCTATTTGGGTATAATCCTAAAATGAGAAAGAC